GGAAGTGTAAGAGGAGGTAACGAGCCTTCTCTTGCTTATAGAAAAAAAGAGCTAAAACCTTTATTTTATAAGGTTTTAGCTCTTTTTTGTTTTTCTCTACTTTTCTAAAAATGGAGACGGCGGTCGTAAAACCTAGCTTGTAAATGCTGGTTTTATGGCTGTTTTTAACTACTTGATGCAAAAATAATGCAAAAAAATTATACATACATTTGTTTCATCACTTCATTAACAGCATTACTTTCTTTTTGTTCCATCTCGTCTAAAATGTGTTGATAGGTTTGTAAAGTGGTTACAATGTCCTTATGTCCAAGGCGACGAGATACATATTTTATATTTATTCCTTTATACAACATTATTGAAGCATGGGTATGCCTTAAACCATGACAAGTCAATTCTTTTGTACCGATCTTTCTACAGAATTTACGAAGGACTTTATTTACAGCTGTATTCGATACAAGTTCCATATTGTCATTTAAAAATACTAAATTATTTTCGTTGCGTAGACCAGATTTTAAATAATATTCTTTTTGATGTAACTGTAATTTCTTTAATAAATCGAGCGTATCATCATCAATAGTGATTATTCTTTTTGATTGATAATTTTTCGTATTAGAGAATGTATTTGTATATTTATAGTCCCATGTTTTATTTACTTTTACAGTTTTATTCTTGAAGTCGATACAGTCCCAAGTCATGCCTATAATTTCTGAAAAACGACAACCAGTCGCAATACCAAACAGAATAATAAATCTAGAAGTATAAGTGGGTTTTATACCTTCTAATATTTCGTGAACTAGATGGATAGACTCTTGATAATTCAAATATTTCAATTCTTCGTGCTTAGGATTCTTTTTGCCTATAGCTTGTACTCGATAGGTAGGGTCTCTATGAATAATGCCTTCTTCCAAAGCATCTTTAAGAGCAGCTCGCATATACGTATGATGTTTTTTTACTGAAGCTGTAGCGTGTGTTTCCCCATAGTCATTCAGGGCCTTTTGATATTCTTGTCGAGTCAATTCTTTTAATTTTGTATCAGGAAAATATTTCTCACTAAAATCAACAGCCCGACGAATATCACCGTCATTGTCTTGTGATAACTTGCCTTTCCTGTAAACTTCAAACCAATTTCGAAAATACTCATGAAATAATTTTTCGCCTTCTTTTAGTGAGTATCCTTTAGAATACCTAGCTTCAATTTCTGAGGCTGCCAATTGCGCTTCTTTTTTTGTTGAAAACCCATTGACGCTTTTTGTTTTATATCGGCCATCTTTATCTTTATAAGAGACTCGAAATTGCCATCCGCTTTTCAATTTTTTTATACTTGCCATTGTATCACCCCAAATATTCACTTAAAAACCCCTAGCATGAATCGAACATGCTAGAACTCACCAGAGAGGGGATAAGAAAAAAATTAATAGCTACCCTTCCAAGAGCTGTCTGCAAAGAAAACTTCAAACGAATTCCCATCATTGGTAATATCGAAGTATGCGGATCCATTTGCAGATTTGCCAGCTTGTATATTTTCAGAAAAATAATCCCAAGAATCCAGATTAGATTTTACATTGTTGGAATCATAAAACTCGAACATATGCGCATTCACATCAAAAGGTTTAGTTCCTGTATTTTTAACTGAAAAATCCACTTTGGCATAGTATAGTCCTTCTGGTTTATGCCAATCGTCTCCATTACTTTTTGTAACAGAGTTAATTGTTACTTCTAAACTATCATTAGTCTGCTGATTAGAAAACGAAATAGTGTCTCCGACAGCAGCTGTTTTATTATTTATATCTATACTATTAGTATCTTCAGTAGTTTTATCATCAGAAGATTCTTCAGGATGTTGGCCATTCTCATCTAAATAATTTCGTTCACTTAAATATACAACTTTATCTGTTTTAGGATTTATCCAAATTAGAAAAGTAGAAGTAGAAGTTTTATCTTCAAATGCATACTGTAACATCTTAAGATTTTTTATGTCTTTTGCCGATTCTCCATGTTCAGATAACTTCTTATACTTTGGAACAAGTTTTTCATTATCTTTACCGTCTAATAAATCAATCATTAATTTGTCCTTATTCACATTATTATTAAGTTCATCATAAACAAAATTAGTATCCCATTCTTTCATAGGTAAACCTAATTTTTTATAAACAGTTTTGGATGAATTTCCAACTTTTATAAGTTCAATATCACTACGTGAGAGTTCTTTTTTCTCATATATTTCACTAGAGCTACTTTTACTTTCTTGTGTATTTTTAGAGTTGCATGCTGATAATGATACTCCAAATAAACTTAAGATTATTACCCCAAAAAACATCTTTTTCACTAAAAATTCCTCATTTCTGTTATAATATTTTCATAAGTTAAATCTCGAAATGAGATTGAAGTCCGTGTCCCCACACGGGCTTTTTTATGCAAAATTAATTCTTCGTAGTTTATTAAACAAAAGAGTTCTTATACACTCTTCATAACGTGCATCAATATCAGCATCTTCTATAAAACGCATATAGTTAACTTGTTCAACAGTTAAACCAGTTTTAGACATATAATCATCTAAGAGATTGTCAATCATGAATACATCAGCTTCATGCTCCATTTTAGAATGTAAAGAAAAAGCTAAATTATATAATTGGTAGTTATGTTGATGTTCGCTAGCGTGGCCTAATTCATGAAGAAGGGTTTTTCTTTTATTCCATTCGTCCAAAGAATCTTTTAAAACGATGGTATTTATCGACGCAATATAATGTCCATCTGCATCTAAATCCTCTTTTTCTAAGATGATTACACCTAACTCTTTAACAATCATTTCAATTTGTTTCCTCAACAACAACACCTACTTATTTTTCTTCTCCAAATACGCTTCAATAATGCCTGACAAAATTTCTCTATCATTTTCAGTCAGCGGTTTTCCGTCACTACTCATAACAGATGATAAAGCTTCTTCGACTGTTAGTTGATTTTTGTCGACTGGATTGGGGTTTTCAGTTCTACCAAGTAAATAGTCTACAGACACGTTAAAATAGTCAGCTAATTCTTTTAATTTTTCAGCCGATGGCTGTTTGCCACTTTTTAGACTATAGAAATAGTTTTCACTATATCCTAAATCTAATGTTACTTGTTTCATAGTTTTTGATCGATTTTTTGCAAGTGTTTTGACACGTTCAAATACTGTCATATCAGCATTCTCCTTAAATTCTTACAAAAAAACAATAAAAAAGTGTAGTTTTTTATTTACAAATACAACACTATAGTGTATATTGTTCTTGTAAGTTAATTGGATAGAAAAAAGCAAACTAAAAACACACCTTATAGCATTAAGTTTGGCGACCGAGTGCATAATAAAGGTTTTGTTATAGGCTTATTTCGTATGTCTATATACTACACTATAGTGTAGTGTTCAGTCAACAATTTTATACAATTCTATCTAATTAACTTACTAACTATTAAAAGGAGGGATAAATAATATGCCAGACACAACGACAGGCAGAACTAAAATTCGTGAATACTTTGATAAAAAAGGAATTTCTTTAGTTACTGTAGCAACATACTTCAATATTCCAAAACAAGACTTGAATGATTATCTTTCTGGGAAAAATCAAAGTAAAAAGGCTCATGAAACGCTAACCGCAATAATTGAATACTACAAAATTAGATAGGGGGTCAGTAAGATGACGCAACTGATAGAATCAAAAATTTCAATTGAGATACCGTCTAATTTGATTCTGATTGAAAAGGCAAAGATTTTAGAATTAGAAAATCAAACCTTAATTGGTCAGACGTGGAATGCAAAAGATGTTACTAACCGCCTAGGTGGGAAAGATATACGTGACTGGAAACTCGTTTTCTATAAATATCGCGAAGAGGTAGATATAAGAAACGGCGGATTCGTAAGGTTCCCAACTAGTAAAGGGATGCCTTGGAAGTTTCATGCTAAGATGACCGCTCATTTTATAGATATTCATTGGAAAGAATTCATGGAGACGAAAGATCGTTTTTAAAGAAAGGATGATCACAGTGAAAAAAATATATCACTTAAGACGTATAGCGGCATTGCTAATCGTTTTTGGTTTGGGACTTTTAGTAGGTGGCAATATTGGTCCATTAATCCAAAACATATATATAGCAGCTTTTATCATTTGGTTGCTCTACTACGATTTAGCGTTGGAAGATCGAGAAGTAAAAAAACAAAAATAAAGACCCACTTCGACGGCCATCAAAGTAGGTCAGTTACAAATATCAAATTCAAGGAGAGTGTACCACATGAATAGAAAAATTGAAAGAATGATTATTGAACTCGAAAAAGAATGTAAGGCACAGAATGTTGAACTTCTTCTATGTGCTACAAATTTTGAAACAGGCCAAGGAAGTACTGCGTTTTGTGGTTCAGTTATCGGGTTAGCTATACTCTTGCAAAAACTTGTAGGTGATCTAAAAGAGCAATTAAATATAAGCGAACCTTGTGATTGTCCAGAATGCGTAGCAGAAAAATCCGAAGATGCTGCAAATGAAAAATCTATGGATGAACTACTAACTGCATTTTTACGAGGTGAACTGCAATGATTGAAGTAAGAGGTTTAAGTGATGATGTTTACGAATTAATGTTAGCAAATGCTCAAAATAGAATTGTTCAATCAATTCGAACTGCAGCATCAAATGGTAATACAAGTTGCGTGGTGAATAGTAAAGGTCTTACATCAACGTTTTTATCTCAATTAGAAACAGAAGGATTTGATCACGTTGAACTTGAAGAAAACAAAACGAAAATATTCTGGGAGTGGTGAAAATGCCTGAATTTGATTCGTTAGGAGCTAGACAAGAGGCGCTAGAAGAAAAAGAAGCATTAGAGCCAACGTGGGAATATGACGAAGAAAAGGAGAATGACAATGAGTAACGATTTAACACAAATGACACAACGATCTTTAGATGAACAAGTCATCGGAAATTTAAATAGATTGCAAGAGCAGGGATTAGAAATGCCGCCAGGCTATAGTCCACAGAATGCATTGAAAAGTGCTTTCTTTGAACTAACTAACAATTCAGGAGGGAACCTTCTTCAGTTGGCAGCTAACAACCCAGAAACTAAAACATCTATTTCTAATGCCTTACTAGATATGGTCATCCAAGGATTATCACCTGCGAAGAAACAATGCTATTTCATTAAATATGGAAATAAAGTTCAGCTTATGCGCTCATATTTTGGAACCATGGCTGTGTTAGATCGAGTAACAGGAGGGGCAGATATCACGCCTGTTGTAGTCAGAGAAGGCGATGTATTTGAAATTGCTATGGACGGACCAGACTTAGTCGTGGCTAAACATGAAACATCCTTCGAAAACCTAGACAACGACATCAAGGCTGCTTATGTGGTTATTAAGCTAGCAAATGGTAAAGAAGTAACAACGGTCATGACTAAAAAACAAATTGATAAGTCATGGAGTAAAGCAAAAACAAAAAATGTTCAAAACGATTTCCCAGAAGAAATGGCAAAAAGAACTGTCATCAATCGAGCTGCTAAATACTTAATCAATACTAGTAACGATAATGATTTATTTGTGCAAGCTGCTAAAGACACACTCGAAAATGAATTTGAACGAAAAGATGTGACACCAGAGCGAAAAGAGCAAGCTGTGGTACTTGAAGAAAAACTATTTTCCAACAATATAAAAGCTGTTGATCAAGAAAACGAGAATGAACGAATTACACGTGTAGCTGACGTACCAGAGCAACCCGATATTGAACAAGCCAAACCAATTGAAAAAGATAATTTAACGAAAGTAGCTGACCAAATTTTAGAAGAACCAGTTCAAGAAACTTTAGATGTGATGGCTGGTTATGAAACCAATCAGAAAGAGAGTGAAGCTGATGTCTCAACGATTGAAGAAGACGATTATCCTTTCTGATGAAAATTATTATTCACAAGAAGCGGACCTAGCTTATATGTCTGTCTCTCAATATAAAAAATTTCTTGAATGTGAAGCTGCAGCTCTTGCCAAGTTAAAAGGCGAATGGACACCAGAAAACGATCCTAAAGCATTGCTAGTTGGTAATTATGTTCATTCTTACTTTGAATCACCAGAAATTCATGAAGCATTTAAAAAAGAAAACAAAAGCAAGATGTTTTCTTCAAGAAAGCCGTTTGGGCTACTGAAAGATTTCCAAATTGCCGAGCAGATGATTGAAAGATTAAAACAAGAAGAAGCCTTTTTAAATATTTATCAAGGCGAAAAAGAAGTGATCGTCACAGGTGAAATCGGCGGTGCAATGTGGAAAGGAAAAATTGATTGTTTGAATTTAGAAGAAAAGTATTTTGTAGACATCAAAACAACCAAAGATATGCACGAGAAAAAATGGGACGAACGTTTAAACAGAAAAGCAAACTTCATTGAACGCTTCGGTTACGTATTACAAATGGCTGTTTATTGCGAATTGCTTCGTCAACAATATGACAAAAATTTTCTTCCTCTCATTGCAGCCGTTTCGAAACAAACACCTAGTGAAGCAAAACTAATCACTCTTAGCGAAGAAAAAATGATATACGAATTAGAAGAATTAAAAGAAAACATCGAGCATGTTGTACGAGTGAAAAACGGTGAAGAAGAACCAGTTAGTTGTGGAATTTGTGAATATTGTAGAGGACACAACAAAATTACAAATTTTACCAGTATGGACGATTTATAGGAGGTGCATAACGAATGAATACTGGATATATAAAATTGTATCGAAAAGTGACTAATTCATTCGTTTGGACCAATTCCGATATGTTCAAGCTTTGGATACTTTGTTTAATGAAAGCAAGTCATGAAGACAGGAAGTTTTTGTTTAATGGTCAAGAAGTACGCTTGACAAGCGGGCAATTCGTCACGGGAGCCCATGCGATAGCAAAAGAGTACAACGAAGGAGCGTCGAGTGACAAAGCGATTGCATGGCGAACGCTATGGAGATGGCTTAAGAAATTTGAAAATGAAGAATTATTGACAATCCAGTCAAACGCTAGATACAGCGTTATAACAATAAAAAATTGGTCTGATTATCAATCAGGTGACAAGCCGTTGACAAGCCGAAGACAATCGAGTGACAAGCCATTGACAACATACAAGAATGAAAAGAATGATAAGAATGAAAAGAATATTAATAACAACAATAAAGGGTCGTCCATTCGTTCAATTTGGGAAAACAACGGATTTGGATTGATGTCGTCTAAAACTATGACCGATTTTGATTATTGGATTTCTGATTTTGAAAAAATCGGAGCTAGTCAAAAAGATGCTGAACAATTAATTGTTAAAGCTATTGAAATTGCTATTGATGCAAACGCAAGAAACTATAACTATATCAATGCCATATTGAAAGATTGGGAACAAAGAGGGTTCAAATCTGTTGATGAACGAGAAGCGGCAAGGAAGCAAAAGAATACAACCAAGCAACAGAAATCAAATACAGGTCATTCGGATTACGATGATCTTGGATTTTAGGAAGTGAAAGAATGCAGTCAGCATCAGATGGATTTTCAAAAATGATTAAAACGTTGCTTTATATCACACCCAATCCATGTCCAGAGTGCAATGGAAATCTTTATGCTTGGCGTGCAAAAAACAAAGATGGGTCCGATAGATGTCCTCCAACTTGTATGGAATGCGGATATAAAGCACGCAAAAAAGCAGAAGACCTCGAAACAGAGAAAATGTTTAACGATAGTTTGAAAGCCAGAGCGATTAATTATCTGAAATATAGTTCTCTTTATACCGACAAAAATTTAATTAATTGTCGTTTTAAAACTTACAAAACAGTAGACACAGAAACCAAGCTTGCTTTTGAAATTGCCAATCGAGCCACAACTGAAATTCTTTTGAATAAACCAATTCATATGATTCTTTCAGGCAAAAGTGGTGTTGGGAAAAGTCATTTAGCTATGTCAACGGCTTGGGAAGTGTTGGAGAAATCAAACTATGATAAACGCTGCTTATTTATTAGCTATGCGGAACTCTTAGAACAGCTAAAATTTGCGATGAAAGATGAACAAGCCAGAAAGACAATAACAGGAACCTTAATGGCAGAGATAAAAAGCGCTGATTTAGTTGTTTTGGACGACTTAGGGGCCGAGTTAGGCGTTAAAGGGAATGACAGTACCAACTTCAATAATGACACCTTAAATCGCATTGTAGAGGCTCGGCAGAATAAAGCAACAGTATTTACAACCAATTTAACTGGTAAAGAAATGAGTCAAGCCTATGGTGAGAGAATCCTTTCTCGCATCATGAGTAATTCACAAGGATTCGTGATGAAAATTGAGGGGACATCAGACAAACGAGTAGCAGGCATCTAAAATGCTATTTTTAGCGAATATATTCAGCGTAGAGCAGTTTTGCAATCAAGTGAATAAATAGATATAAAGAAAGAAAAACGGCTTAAAACGCATTTTAAAGCCTTAAAAACAAATCGATAGAAAGGGGAATCATTCAATGCCGTATGTAGTGAAAATTTCAGCCTATCTTGGCAAAGATGGTCGACCAGTAGCCAATTTAAAAGATGCTGTGTTATTTGAGCAAAAAGAGACAGCAGCTATTGCAACAATCGTATCTGGCGGAACTGTTTCAGAAGTAAAGGAAGCCATCATAATGCCAGAAAAACCGAATAGGTATACAGCAAAATCTACCAAAGTAGATTTTAAAAAGGAACCAATTGAAAAAGCAACAAAAGATAACCAAGCTTGGATGAAAGGGGCTAAATGAGAATGAAGTGTGTTAGATGTCAAGATCAGCGTGTGATTTGGGGAAAAGACAGATTTAATTATGCAACACCTATTCCATGCCCAGAATGCAATAAAGATGGAAAAGCAGTTCGAGCGGAAACTGCGACCAAAGAAAGGGAGTTAAAACAATGCAATCCCCAACAGCCCTGAATAAGCGAGGAAATAAAGTCACGATTGATGGTTACACATTTGATAGCCAGAAGGAAGCTAACTTTTATACAAAATTTGTCAAAAATTGTGGGTTACCTTTTGAAGTTCATCCGCGTTTTAAACTAACCGAACTTACACCAACTGCGGATGGTATAGGCAAAATTTCGGCGATAGCTTATTCACCTGATTTCATCATAAAAAACTTAGATGGGAGTTGGAGACATGTCATTGATATTAAAAACTCTTTTGGCGTGTATGGTATTGACCAATCCGTTAAGCTTCGTTTTCGTCTATTTGCCCTTAGATATGGTCATCCAGTTGAAGCGATTGTTGTTCGTGCTAGAGATTTTAAAGTGATCACACAAGGTGTAACTAAGCCTTTAAACGAAAAAAGACCATTCATAACCGATAATTTCGATTACGAATGGAAAGATGCAACTAATTATTAAACGAAAGTAGGAAAATAAAATGACAAAACAAGTAAATTTTAGACCAGAAGTGAAAAAAGTGACATCTAAATCAAACGGAAATATTGAAGTGCTATTAGTGGTTAGCAACGCTTCATTAAAAGGAAAATATGAAAGTTTAAACGAATTTTTAGGCAAAACAGTATCAACGACTATTGAGCCAGAAACTGTAGAGTATAAGGTGCCAGTAAACAAACAGACGAATAAACCAAATGTCGAATACGTTGTAAATAACGACGGAACAGTTGAAGTTCTAAAAGAAGAACAAACTTCTTTAGAAATGGGCGATGATGTGCAAGAAGTCGAAGAAGTTGCTGTGCAAGTATCGAAAGAAACCATTGACGAATTCATAAAGAAAGCAACGACTATCGAATGGCCAGAATCAGTAACAATCAACGTTCGTGGCGTATTGCATCGAATCGATGAAGGGGAAGCGCTAGAAGAAATTGCGGCTGATCATGATGTTTCAGTTGAAAATCTAATCAACCAAGTTGAACTTGCACGCCAACATTTTGCACCGTTTGCAGATTCTTGGAGCAAAAACAAAGAGAACATCATTTTCCCTGAAAAGACAGTTGAAGATGATGAAGAAGAAATCGAAGAATAATCTCGTAGAAAGTGAGTGTTCATTTTGCTTGAGATTTATTATACGCCAACATCCGCAATAATTGCGGATGCATTGGCTAAAACATATGAAGTTGTTTCTTTAGAAACAGCTAGGAATATTGCCAAGAAATTTAAGGCTAGTTTAAAGCAGAAAACGGACCTTTATGTGATTGAGGGAATTTTGATTGATGCTGGTTATAAAAACGAACCAGTGAATTTATAAGGAAGGAGTGGAGGTTTGGTCGACCACAGTAAAAAGCTTTTTACTCCTTTGAATTATGAAATTTTTAGATTTATTTGCAGGCATTGGCGGTTTCCGTTTGGGTATGGAATCAGCTGGTCATGAATGCATAGGTTTTTGTGAAATAGATAAGTTCGCACGAACTAGCTATAAAGCAATCCATGACACAACAGGAGAGGTGGAAATGCATGACATCAAAACAATATCAGATGAATTTATTCGGGGAATCGGAAGTGTTGACGTTATCTGTGGAGGATTTCCGTGCCAAGCTTTCTCGATTGCAGGAAAACGAAAAGGTTTTGAAGATACTCGAGGAACTCTCTTCTTTGAAATTGCAAGGTTCGCATCTATTCTCAGACCACGCTATTTATTCCTTGAGAACGTCAAAGGATTGCTTAACCACGAAGGAGGGGCTACGTTCGAGACAATCCTCAGAGCCTTGGATGAACTCGGGTATGATGTGGAATGGCAAGTGCTTAACTCTAAAGACTACGTACCACAGAACAGGGAGCGAGTATTCATTATCGGACATCTTAGAGGAAAACGTACCAGAAAAGTATTTCCTTTCGAGAGAAAAAACGGAACAACTGCTAAAAACAATATAAAACCTATCAACAATTCAAAAAAGACTAGGGAATTGCTTAACTTCGATAGTACTAACAGATTTTACGATGTTAATGGTATTAGTCTTTGTTTAAATACTATGCAAGGTGGAGATAGAGAGCCAAAGATTGCAGTGGTAGGAAATGTGAATCCTAGCGGCTCAGGAATGAACGGTCAAGTTTATTCAAGCAATGGTTTAGCACCTACTCTAACAACAAATAAAGGAGAAGGGGCAAAAATTGCAATACCTGTCTTAACTCCTGAGCGAATAGAAAAACGACAAAATGGAAGACGGTTTAAAGGAAACGGAGAAGAAATGTTTACACTCACAGCTCAAGACCGACACGGAATAATGGTTAAGGAAGCAACCTCAAAAGGATATGCCGAAGCCTTACCAGGTGATTCTGTAAATATTAGCCATCCTAATTCAAATACAAGAAGAGGGAGAGTAGGCAAGGGGATTGCTAATACTTTATTAACAGGTGAAGAACAAGCCGTTGTAACTAATAATTTTAGAATTCGCAAACTAACACCTCGTGAGTGTTGGCGACTTCAAGGGTTTCCTGACTGGGCGTTTGATAAAGCAAAAGAAGTAAATAGCGACAGTCAGTTATATAAGCAAGCTGGAAATAGTGTAACAGTACCAGTCATTGCTGATATTGCCAGTAGATTAGAAAGCGAGTGAAGAAAATGATTCCAAAATTTAGAGCGTGGGATAAGCGAGAAAACACAATGAGAGATGTAGCTGTCTTACATTTTACTAAAGGTGGTAAGGTCAACAGTATCGAATATTGGAAGACACCTTCCGAATTGAAATCATACCATGTACGAAATTTAGTCCTCATGCAATCAACAGGTTTGAAAGACCTGAACGGCGTTGAAATTTTTGAGGGAGATATTGTTTCAGTAAGAAACCATCCATTTCAGAAAACAGAAAGCAGCGTTGGGATTGAAATAGATGGTGATTATAAAGTGTCTTGGAATGAATATGATTTAACTTGGTGTGCTGGAAATCTTTTGTTAGCAAGAATAAAGCCTTATGTAACTGTTATTGGAAATATCCACGAAAATCCAGAATTATTGGAGGACGGATAATCAAGTTTTAAGAGATTTAAACCAATTCCTAATAATGTCTATAATCAAACCCAGAGAAAAGTATGAAATAAAATGAATTAAAGATGAAGTAAACATTCTTACAGAATAAGGTTGATTCATATAAAATTCATCTAACTTAGGGGATTTGATAAGCAGATTCGTACCTATAAAATCTGTAATAGCAAATAGGAATCCCTTATTGTCATAACCACTAACCCAAGTAGTTATAACGATAAGACTGAACAAGCTTAATAGAATAGTGAATAAATACTTTTTCATTTCACAGGCTCCTTACAAATTCCGTTAATTATTCTAGAGAGATACATTTATAGTATAGGGAAATGGAATTTAAGACAACAAAAAAGCCGGATTCCTCCGACTGTTGGTAATATTCTCGACACGAATATTATACCATAAACGGGGGAATCAAAGAATGGTACTTTTTGACGTAAAGAAATATGAAACACCAGATGCAAAGGATGTAGACATGGAACAAACGAAACATAACGTCAGTGTATTCTTGTCTGCGTACCTTGCTGCTAGATGTCGTGTTGGCCAGCCGAGGGAACCAAAAGTAACAGCTTCATTCTCTTTGGTTCCACCATCAACGGCCAATAACGTTTTCGAAGCCGAACAAATGTTAATCCAGAAAGAAGAAGCACAAGAAGAGTTTGATTATCTTCATAAGCTTTTTGTTAGAGGTTATTCTGCGATTCAGCATCCGCACAAACCAGATGTTACCGAGCGAAGAAAGAGAATCTTCTATGACCGTTATATCAACGGCAATCCGATCTATCTAGCAGCGCAACGGAATTGCATCAGCGAAGAATCAGTGAAACAAGAATCTAATATGATTATTGTTCAATTTGCTTCGGCACTGGAACTGGTTGCTTTTAAGTAGCCATTTATTACACTTTTTATACTTCTTTTATACACTTTATCTACACTTCATATACCTTTGAAACGGGTTATTATGATAGTGTCAAAAAAATAAGAAATGCGACACACTTACACAAATACATTAACGGAACGATTGCCTACTTATTTTTTTGATTTGAGATTACAAGGAAGTAAAAAAATTCTACTTTCTTCGTTTAGTCACTTGTGATCTCATTTAGATTCTCTCGCAAACCACCAATTATAAAACTAAAGAAGTGAGGTGAATTTCCTCTCTCTTTTTTCTACAGGTTTGCGAGAGTTAATGGAGCATAGCTTAATCGGTAGAGCAGCGATCTCCAAAACCGTTAGTATAGGTTCGAGTCCTATTGTTCCAGTAAGTGGCATAAGCTACTTAAATAAAAAATCGTCAATAAGTCAAATGTAACTACCTTTACGATCAGATGACGGTTAAGATTTTCTCTCCTATCCTAGACTCCGCGTAAGAGTGCAGTCTTTTTCTTATTCTTTTTTTCAAAAATCTATAGTATTATAGAGAAAAAAAGAATGAGGTTATACATGATGAATATACAATACATTGGATTCAATGAAGAAAATTTCGCAAGTGATATTATTACTTGTTCATCTATCCTAAGTCCAAAAGATTTTGATGATTATGATTTAAACTTTATAGATTTGGATAGTGAAGAATTATGGTCTGTACTAGAAAATAGCTTCTATCAATACGGAACGAAATATGCTAACGATTTTGTAACAATTCGCAAATTGATAGATAACTCTAAACAGAATTTAGTAATTTCATTACCTAAGAATCAAATCTATCAATACGGATTAAAAGATTATCTTGAAAAAGTTCATAAGGGCATCGATTTATTATCTGGTATTACTATTGAGCTAATGTATGGTGCAACTCAAACTAAGGTCAATAAAGGAACACTTAGCTCTGATTTTACAATTATGAATGATTCGACTTATTATAGCACGTTAACCCAATCTATTAGGAGTAAAAAAGCTACTACAATAAACAGTGGTAATATCTTCGTGACAACACTAAGCATAAACAATTCAAAAGAACTAATGGATTTTTTAACTGAATTAAGATTAATCAAAAGTAAAACTGAAGAGATCCCAGAATGGATGGGGGAGGTTAAGATGTTCGATGACGTTAAACAGCTTGAAACTATTCAAATGACAAAACAAGAAATATCTGATCTTGAAGATAGAATAGAGAAGGCTGAAACACAATTGAATGAGAATAAACGGATGAAATCTATTTTATATACTCAGTCTGATGAATTGGTTGAAGTTGTTTTTGAAATATTCAAAGAAATGCTAAATGTTGATTTATCAAGATTTGAAGATAAGAAAAAAGAAGATATTTCATTTTCTATAGGGAATAATGTTTTTATTGGAGAGATAAAAGGTAAAACAAGCAATGTAAAAACGTCTTTCTTATCTCAATTAGATAATCATTTCACGAATTTTATAGAAGACCATCCAGAAATCCCGGAAGAAAATATCTATAAATTGTTAATTATTAATCATCAAAGGAATAAAGCATTAAGCGAAAGAGATCCGGTGGATCAAAAACAGATTGATATTGCTAAAGGGAAATATGGCTCTCTTATTATAGAAACAAGTGAACTATTAAAATTATTAGAAAAGTATAGGGAAAATAATCTTTCTAGGGAAACAATTGCTGAATTGATTACGCAAAAAGGATTATTGAAAGTGGAATAATACGGACGTGAAATCAAACATTGTTTTACAATAATGATTACACCTATGTACAAAAAGATCACACATTCTAGTGATCTTTTTTTGTATATAAAAAAACACTAAAAATGGGAACTATTGGCTAGGTAGCATTCGTGCAAAAATTGTTGGTTGCTACTTACAAAAAGAATCTTCTACCCATAAATAGTATAGCAAAAAGTAATTTGCTGAATAAAATACATAAAAACAATTAGGAGAGAGAGTATGAAAAATTATTTGTTTGTATCGTTAACACGTAAATATCCGCCACCGAACCACTCGCTCGATGCATCACGTGTTGTAATATCTGTGAGAATAAAGAAGAATGCATCCATTGTCGAAACGATGAGAGAATCTACAACAAAAGAGATTGATGCGGCCTATTACGGCGTCGGTTGTTGGGAAAATAAACATATACAAGAGAATATAAAGAAGTACGTGAGGTGATAACAAATGAGTAAAAAAGAACAGATTAAAAAACAGCAGGCACAGTTCTTAGAGATCATGAAGAAGGTTCGTGAGGAGAAAGATATAGATGCGCTTGCAGAATTGTTTATTGAAATCATTTCAGTATACGGGATGAAGATGGATGAGACATCAGCATTACTTTATTACGTTCAAAAGAAAACACTTGAAGCAGATCACAATGCACAGTTCTTAAACGAACGATTGAAACTCGATGTTACATCATTAGGTATTGAAGGCGTTCTGCAAGTACAACGTGCGTTGGTTAATACTTATATAGATGGATTAAAGAAAGGGAAGTGATTGGATATGACGGATAAAATTTTCACGTTAGAAGTTAAGGATGAGTATTCAGAAACCAAAACAAACTTTGATGAAACGTTCAATGATGATGTAAATTTTGTTGTTTTATCTAATGGCACGATGATCGTTAAGAATCCAAAAGTCACAAAGTATATTGAGAAATTGATTGAACAAGCAACACGAAGAACAATACTTAACGATGGTTATTCCACTTCTTATTGTAGAGATAAGCCGTGGGAAAGAGATACAGATTGCCTTAAATATGATGAAAAAATTCAAAAGAAGATGAAAGAATACGTTCAGAAGGAAAGTTCAGATGTACCATTACTGAAAGAAACAACGGCTGATTTGCTTGAAATCAAACTAAAAGATACTGATTCAGTTCCAGAAGTTTACTACAAAGGCGAACGTATAGACGAGATGCCAAAAGGATTAGTAGATGTATATTTTTATTGGAGAACAAAAACAGCGGATAGTTTAGGCGATGCCCAAGTTAGAGTTAAATATTGCGATAACTTAGAAGAAATAACTTGTATACACAATAAATTAACTAATGATTGATGTCACATCAAAGCAAGCGCGAGCGAAGTTCTATGGTTCATCAGAGTGGAGAAGATTAAGGCAGCAGTGTTTAGAGAGGGACCATTACGAATGCCAGTGGTGCAAACAAGAAGGTAAGTTAACAACTCAATATGATTCTATTCTTGAAGTGGATCACATTAAAGAGTTGGAACATTATCCTCAGCATGCCTTGGATATAGACAACCTACGCACGTTGTGCAAAGACTGTCACAATAAAAGACATGGAAGATTTAACTATAGAGAATCGAAAAGAAAAAGAAAGTGGGATGATGAATGGTGGTAGAGGACAGTTTCAAATCGTTTGATAAAGTAAGTTTTGGTTTGTCGAATCAATCAGACGTAACTAGTTATTTCGCACCGATTCTTATTCCTGAGGGTTACTTAAACGAATTCGTTAGCGTTTGTAGTGAAAATAATCCATTGAAAGAACATTTTGGAGTCGTAGGAGAAACACAGCTTAAAACTAAAGAAAGTGGTGGACAGCATACCCCCCATCGAAATATTTTGCCCTAAAGTGGGGACTGCGGGAACCGGTGGATGGGGTCAACTGTCTAAAAATATACGTTAAATTTTTTTATAGGGGGGTGATTGCTATTGAAAATGGCAGACTTGAAAAAACAGTTGATGAGTCAAATTGACGAAAACGATCAACTAGAAGTTGAAAAAGTCGAGAGATATCTTGATTTAGTAAGGCTTTATAAAAAAATGAATTCGTCTATTTCTAAGTATGGAACTATTGTAGAGTTTGAAAACGGAGCGCAGAAATACTTAAAAATCAATCCAGCAATCGCCGAAAAAGTTAAAATTTCACGTGCATTGATTGCTTTAGGAAAAGATCTTAACTTAGATGAATCAACAAAAATTGTGACTAGCGTTGATGATGATAATTATAGCGAGAGTGACTTAGTATGATTAAGCAAAAACATGTCGATTACTATATACAACAATATAAAAAAGGTGAAATAAAACTAAATAAAGAAAGAATTGAACTAATAGAATATCTTGAAAGAGATATACTTTCAAGAGACGATATATATTTTAATGACAAAATGATAGACGATTGCATCAATTATGGTGAGAAATGGTTTTTTGAGTTACAGCCATTTCAAAAATTTTTGATTGCTTTCGTCTTTTTGTATTTTAAAAAGAATAACAGAAATTTTTATCGTAAATTTCTATGGATGTTTGGCCGTGGTGGCGGTAAAAACGGGCTTCTTTCTGTCGTTCTTAATTTTTTACAAACTGAATTACATGGAATTCTAGATTACAATATTTCGATTGTTGCGAATTCAGAAGATCAAGCAAAAACTTCTTTCGAAGAGATTTATAATACAATCAAACGAAATAAAACACTTCAAAAAGCTTTTGAGTATGGAAAAACAGTTATAACCTCTAAAAAGACTGGCAGCTATATAAGATTTAGAACGTCGAATGGCGATACTAAAGATGGTTTAAGAGATGGAGCGGTAGCTTTCGACGAAATTCATCAATACCCTTCGAACAAAGATGTGAAAGTGCATATTTCCGGATTAGGAAAAAAGCCAAACCCTAGAGAATTTTATGTAGGAACAGATGGATATGTTAGAGAGGGATTTTTAGATTCTCTTAAAGAAAAAGCCAAAAGAGTGTTAAGTGGTTCTAGTCGACCTAATGCTATTTTCCCTTTTATTTGCAAATTAGATTCAGAAGACCAAGTGACAGAATCAGAAAACTGGGAATTAGCAAATCCGATGTTTCATCAACCTTTATCAGAGTATGCCGAGAGCCTTTTAGAAACTATTTTTGAAGAATATGAAGACTTAGAGGACGATCCGTCAAATAGAGAAGAGTTTATGACTAAACGAATGAATTTACCAGTTACAGATTTAGAAAGATCAGTGGCTAGTTATGAAGAAATAATGGACACCAATCGTCCTTTACCAAATTTAGAAGGTAGACAAGCAATTGGATGTTTGGACTTTGCTAGCTTGCGAGATTTTGCTGCATGTGGTCTTTTATTTAAAGATAGGGATGACTATGTTTTTAAAACCCATTCATTTGTTAGAAAGCAATTTGCAGACATATATTATGGATATTCCAGGAAAGCATCAGAACAAACAAAAGAACGATTCGCACCGATAAAAGAATGGGAAAACAGAGGATTATTATCTGTAGTTGATGGAGCTACAATTGAACCACAAACAGTTGTCGATTGGTTTGTTGAACAACGATATAAATACGGAGTTACAAAAATTGTTGCCGATAATTTCAGAATGGATGTATTGAGACCATTACTAATAGCTGCTGGATTTGAAGTGGTTGTGATAAAAAATCCTAGAGCAGTCGATAGTTTACTTGCACCGAGAATAGAAACGGCGTTTGCTAATAGACACATCATTTTTGGAGAAAATCCGTTAATGCGGTGGTACACGAATAATGTATTAGTAAAGACCAACAATGATGGAAATAAGACGTACTTAAAAAAAGAAGAAGTCAGAAGGAAAACAGATGGATTTAAAGCATTTGTATGCGGTATGTATTTAGCAGATGAACTCACAGATTATAATTTTGAAGATGCATTCGATATATTAGAAGAATTAGACTTTTAAGAGGTGATAGTTATGTATAAACCACAATATCTAAATATTGTTAGGACAACGAAATCAGCTTATGGAAACAATATTGCTTATTTCAAAAAGACATTCGTTACTCATAACGGCTATAAATGGGATGTGTCAGCAAAAAAAGAAAATAAATCGGGTCGACATTTTTTAGGAAAAATAAAATAAATAGTACTAGATGTCAACGGAAAGGGGGTGAATGAGTGAGTTTATTTGACTTATTAAAAGGTACGTCAGCTAAAAACAAAGCTATTCAAGAAATGTTGGATTTTGAGTTTATAAACGACGTATCTAGTAGAGCATACTTAAAGCGCTGGGCTTTAGATTCTGTTTTAAATTTTGTCGCTAGGACTATGTCAACAACGCAAGTACAAATAAGAGGTGCCACCAAAGAAGAATGGGACTATCTACTAAACGTACGACCCAACAAAGACATGTCAGCGAATGATTTTTGGCAAAAGTTCTTTTATACACTTTTAAAAAATAACGAAGTGTTAGTAGTTGTTTCCGATGATAATCAGTTATTGATTGCAGATGACTTTTATAGAAATGAATATGCACTCTACGAAGATACGTTTTCGGAAGTAACTATAAAAAACTACACCTATCAGAGAAACTTTAAAATGTCTGAGGTTATTTACCTTCAATATAACAATGAAAAATTAGATAAGTTCACCGATGGTCTATTCAATGATTATGGTGAGCTTTTCGGTCGTATCTTAGAAGTTTCTATGCGAAATAATCAAATTCGAGCAGGTGTTTCCATTGATCAAACAGGTAGTTATGGAGATAAAAAGGACGGAAACGGAAGAACCGATCAAGAAAAAATACAGGCATTCGTTAATAAGATATACAAATCTTTTAGAAATAACTCGGTAGCAATAGTTCCACAACTGAAAGGTTTTAAATATGAAGAGTACACAAATAAAACGGGCTCGTCTAATCAATCTTTGGAAGAATTGGACCAAATGAAAAAGTCATTAATCAATGATGTTTGTCGTGCCATTGGTATTCCTTCTGCATTAGTACATGGAGAAATGGCCGATCTAGAATTTAATCTAAAAGCCTATCAAAAACTTTGTATTACTCAATTGAAGGACAAACTACAATCAGAACTTAATAATAAAGTTTTGGAAAAATATGAGTACCAACAAGGTGTACGAGTGATAATCATGAATGTTCTTAAACGTGATCCGTATGAACAAGCTGTACAAATTGATAAATTAATTGCTTCTGGAGTATTCACGCCTAACCAAGTGTTAATTGATTTTGAGTATGAAGAATCAGAGGAAGCATTTATGAACGAGCATCATATTACTAAAAACTATGAAAAATTGAAAGGGGGTGAAGATGAAGATGACAGTGAAAATCAAAGTTAATGGGCCAATCATTTCTAGTGATGATAAATGGTTCTATGATTGGTTTGAAATGGAAGCAACGTCCCCTAAAGATGTCTTAGATTTGTTGCCTGCAAATCACAATGAAGATGTAGAAGTGACTATCAACTCTAATGGTGGGCTAGTAGATATGGGAAATGAAATATATACAGCTCTGCGTTCTTATGAGGGCCATGTGAAAGTAAACATTGTAATGGCTGGAAGTGCTGCAAGTATCATTGCGATGGCTGGTAACACAGTTGCTATTAGCCCAGTTGGTCAAATTATGATTCACAATGTCGCAATGGGGGCTGGCGGCGATTATCATACAATGGACAAAGCAAGCGAAATTTTACAGAAATCTAATAAATCTTTAGCTAATGCGTATGTTTCAAAAACAGGTAAGGCCAAAGAAGAAATTTTAGCGTTGATGGATAAAGAAACATGGTTAACCGCAGAAGAAGCTGTTGAAAATGGTTTTGCGGATGAAATCATGTTCGAAAATACTGAACGCCCATTATTAGTTGCTGATGGTGGAAGTGGTCTTATTTCAAAAGACATTATCAATGAAGTGAAAAAACTAAAAAATCAGCAGAACGAACCAGTAGTAATGGTCAATAAAAAAGAATTAAAAGAAATGATTGCTGAAGCAATCGTAGAAGTGAAGCAAAACGAAATTACAATTGAACAAACTATCGAACCCAAAGAACCCACGAACGAATCGCCGTTTGCTAGGTTCTTATTTTAATACACATTTTTAGGAGGAAATTAAATATGACAATCAATTTAAAAGGAATGGTCAATTATCAAGAAAAGCGTAAAGCTTTTATTGAATCTGTAAAAAATGGTGATCCACAGGAAAAACAAAATGAATTATACGAAGCATCTATGAATGCTTTAGCAGAAGACATGGTAGCAGAAGCAAAAAAAGAAGCTCGTATGGAAGCAGAAGAATTTATCAATGCTTCAAAAATGGATAAAGATATTACACCTCAAGAAGTGAAATTCTTTAATGCAGTCACTGAAACAGGCTGGAAAGATGAAGAACTACTTCCTGAAACAACAGTGGATGAAATTTTTAATGATTTAACAAGAGAACGTCCATTATTAAAAGAATTAGGATTAAAATATACAGGATTACGATTGAAAATCTTAAAATCTGATCCAAAAGGTGCCATTGTTTGGGGTAAAATTTTCGGCGAAATTAAAGGTCAGTTAGATGCAACCTTCAGCGAAGACGATGCAAAACAAAGCAAAGCAACAGCATTTGTTGTATTACCAAACGATCTATTAGAATATGGTCCTGTTTGGATTAAACGTTATGTAACTACTCAAATTAAAGAGGCATTTGCTGTTGGCTTCGAAGATACTTTCCTAAATGGCGATGGAAACGATAAGCCTATTGGTTTAACTCGTGACTTAGCAAAGGGAGCTACTTCAAACGGTGTGACTACCTATCCAGAGAAAGAAGCAGCAGGAACTTTAACTTTTGCCGATGAAAAAACAGCGATTAAAGAATTAAAAGAAATGCGTAAATACCATTCTGTTAAAGAAAATGGCAAACGTATTTCTGTCGCTGGTAAAGTAGTTATTGTTGCGAGCCCAGATGAAGCTTTGGATATTGAAACAGAGTTTACTTCTCGTAATGCAATGGGGGACTGGGTTACGAAATTACCGTTTGGATTGCGGATTGTGGAATCTGATTTCCAAAAATCTGGAAAAGTTACCACTTTTGTTAGTGGTCGTTACGATGCATTTGCTGCAGGAGCATTAGTGATTAAAGAATACGATCAAACATTAGCTTTAGAAGATTGTCGTTTATTCACTGCAAAACAATTTGCGTTTGGTAAAGCACAAGACAACAAGGTTGCAGCTGTATGGACATTATCAATTAATGGAGACTCAGATACGGGGAAGTAGCAATCCCCGTGATTGAAAAAGTCACGTCAACAACAGACGGGGCTGTTGTAAATCTGAAATAACAGGGGAGGGATTCAATGACTAATGAACAAGCATTAGAGTTAGCCAATCTGAACCTAGAAAAATTTAAGAAGCGGATGAAAATTTTTGGAACGTCGGAAGATGAATCGTTAACGGAAATTTTAGCCGCTTCTTTTTTGCGCCTTGATTCTTTGATCAATTCAGTTAAACCAGAAAGTGATTTAACCTTCATAGAACTTGTATTTGAGCGCAGCCGATATGCCTATAACGATTCATTAGAGTTTTTCGAAACAAATTTTCAGCCAGATATATTAGCACAGTCTTTAAAATATGCGGAGGTGTTCAACGATGATACACCCTAATTATAAAAAGCCTAAAATTAATAGTGGTAGTTTGAAAACACGTGTAGAATTTTGGGGATTTGTTCCAAATGATGGACCAGAGCCAGGAGAAGAAAAAAACGAAAAGCTATATGAATGCTTTTCTTTAGCTTACAATCCATCAATGAAAGACATGGAAATATTGAACGCAAAAGGAACTAAAGAGGGGCTGACAATTAAAATCCGTGATCCACACCAAGACTATATCCCTAGCAACAAACATAAAGTTGTTATCGACGACTATAGAGCTTTACCAGTGGGCAAAGAATGGGAAATCGTAGATGTTTCACCAGATTTTGAAGATAATCGTTTTATCAAGATTGTTCTAGGGATAACGTCATGAGCGAAGTGACAGGGTTAGAAGAAATTCTCAAAAATATGGAAGATAAACTAGGTCAAGCACGAGTAAATAGAATTTCAAACAAAGTTTTAAAAAAACAAGGCGAAAGAAACAAGCAGACTGTAAAAAAATACATGGCTAGTTATATAGATTCAGGAAAAACGCATGACTTAGTTATAAGTAGTGGTGTGAAAAGTAATCCAAAACGAGTTGAGACTGGCTGGGCTTCAAAGGAACGTGCGCCTATCGTCCATTTAAATGAGTTCGGCTATACGCGCTATGGTACTTATGTACGACCTCGTGGAATGGGAAAACTACAGGCTGCAGCTGATGAAATTCAAGCGAAAGCATTTGGAGAGATGAAGTCGGATATGGAGGAATTAGCTAAATGAAAGATATGATGATGGAAGTTTACAATGCCTTGATTGAAAATGAAACAATTAATGAGCTTGTGACACCTCAAAGAATTAAATTTTATGAAGTACCAGAAACTTTGGATACTACCAAGCCTTTCATTATCATTGATAACTTTCTTGGTCCACAAAACAACGCCTATTTTGCCAACAACAAAGCTTTGTCAATTCGCTTCAATTATCAAATAAATGTTGAAAGCATGGACAGAATGGTAACCAAGCAAATTTCTAAAGCAGTTGAAGAAACGATGAAACAAATTGGATTTGGTCGCCTAGATGGTGGCTTAGATCAGTACTTTAACGAAACAAAACGTTTTGTAGATGCAAGACGTTACAGAAAAAATACACAAATTCACGACACCGACTATTAAGTTGGTGTTTTTTTTAGGAGGAAAAAATTTATGCAAACATACGGATTTAGTAGAATCACTATTCAACAATTGGACAATGAATTAAAGCCAGTCGCTGGTAAGAAACATGTCATTGATGGCAAGCCAAAAGAAGGGGCCGCAGCAAGCTTTGAAATTACAGGACTAACCAAAGAACCGTCAAAAGTTTTCGGATCAAATATTGCATACTACGTGGCACGTAAAGGGCACGGAGATATTGCAGCAAACTTAGGTATCTTAGATGTACCATCAGCCATTGAACATGAAATGTTAGGGCATAAAAAAGCTAGCGAGGAAAGCAAAGTTTATCATATTGGCGAGGATACAGAGCCACCTTACTACGCAGTATTAATCGAATCAGAAGATTTGTATGGCGAAAAACTTGGCTTCGGTATGTATGCAGGCACATTCTCATTAGATGGTGTCAAAGGCGAAACATTAAATGATGACGACTTTACGCCAGAGCCTGGCGAATATGTTTATTCTGCTGTTTCTCGTCAAATTAACGGTAAAAAAGTTACTGTCGGTTTTGCAGATAATTCAGAAGCTCTAGCAGAATTGACAACAGAATTATTTGGTGAAGAAACACCAGCGCCGGAAAAGTAGCAAGCCCCACAGTGGGAGCTGTTACTCCCACCACAGATGGGGCCAATATTGAATTAAGTTAGGAGGACAAGAAATGTCGTTTATTCCACCAGAAAAATTTAGACTTTATAAAAAAGGTGAAACTAGTCCTGTTGCAGAAGGTATTTCGCCTTTAGCTATTACAGGAATTACCGCAAACACAGATGTTTTAGCTGGTGCCTTTACTGTCACAGGTGTTGCCACCGTTGACGGTGAAGAAAAAGAATCTGATCATGTTGATGTACCAGCATTTAAAACATTACCTATTGCAGTAACAGAAATTACCTTGGATAAGACTGAATTAGCTTTAAAAGTTGGTGAAACAGCAACGTTAACACCTACAATCATGCCAGAAAACGCAACAAACAAAGCGTATAGATTCAGTTCTGAAGATGCAGCGATTGGAACGGTAACGCCAGTGCAAGGAAAAGTAACAGGCGTTTCGGAAGGTATTACAAAACTTGTTGGCACAACTGAAGACGGTAATTTTACAGCAGAATGTACTTTGACTGTATCAGCAGCAGAATAAAAATTTATTGATTAAGGACGGCTTTAGTTAGTCGTCCTTTTTTTGGAGGTTAAAAAATGGAACGCAAAATTGAACTAACTTTACGCATTGATGGCGAAGAAAAAACTTTTACTCAAGACTTTGTGCCTTTCTCAAAACGTAATGACTATATTCGTTTAGAGAAAGAAGTAGAAGAAGCAGCAAAGAAACGTGATAAGGAGCCAATACAAAAAGATTATTTGGATATGCAAATTCAGTTTGTCGCAGATCTGTTTGACGAAAAAGAAGTGACTAAAGAATCAATCATGAATGGATTAGATTCACTAGACATCGAAAAAATTTGGGAAATCATACGGTACCGTGTTTTGGGATTCTCAAAAGAAGATGATGAAGAAGCAAAAAAAGCAATGACGGAGGAAATTTAACTTGGTCCGAACTTTATGAATTACAAGTTGATTTTGTCCGTGATGCGATTACCAATCTTGGTTGGACGATTCGGGATTTCATGAATACTGATTGCTTGGATATTGATGAAATCTTATTGAAAGCACCAAAGAAAAAGAAAACTAAAAAGAAAAAACAAGAGGTGCGACCACTAAGTGAATTAGTCAAGCGTAGTGGCGCATAAAGGGAAGGAGGTAACTAAATGAGTGGTGGAACGCCGTTAGGAAATATGGTCATTAAGTTGGGCTTGGATAGTTCTGATTTCGGTCGTGGTGCAGCAAATGCTAAAAAAGAAGTTCGTTATTTAGCCAAAGAAATGCAAGCTAATGCAAAAATCGCTGATATGGCGGGCAATCATATGGGCAAACTTGGCACTCGTTTTGATGGTTTAACTAAAATCATTGGAGCACAAGAGAAACAAGTTGCTGCGCTGAAAAAAGCTTATGACGAATCTTTTGTAGATGGAAAAGCGACAGAATCCACCAAAAGGCTAGCAACTCAATTGCAAGATGCCAATGGAAAACTAGCAAATTATCGATCTCAATTAATTCAAACAGCTGGTCAGATGGCAGAAATGCAAGTCAAAACCACTGGTGCCACTGGCGCCATTTATAATGCCAGCGAAAAAATGATTTCTAGTGGGCAAAAAATGGAAAAAGTGGGCGGAGCTTTAACAAAAGGTATAACTTTGCCAATTCTTGCTGGGGCTGCAGCAGTAACAACGGCCGCTGTGAAATGGGAATCTGATTTTGCAGGTGTGAAAAAGACCAATGATGAAGTTGTGGATTCGACAGGTAAGGTTGTTTACTCATACAAAGATTTAGAAAATGGTCTTCGTGGACTAGCCAAAGAATTACCTTCAAGTCACACGGAAATTGCAAACGTTGCAGAAGCAGCAGGGCAGTTAGGGATTAAAACTAAAAATGTAGTTGGCTTCACCAAGACAATGATTGACTTAGGCGAGTCAACGAACATGAGTGCAGAAGAAGCAGCAACTGCTTTAGCTCGATTGGCCAACATTACAGGAATGCCACAAACGGAATTTGACAAGTTAGGTTCTGTGATTGTTGATTTAGGGAATAACTTTGCGACAACCGAGTCAGAAATAACCGCAATGGGATTACGTCTTGCTGGTGCTGGTCACCAAGTGGGAATGAGTGAAGCTCAAATCATGGGGTTTGCGGCTGCATTGAGTTCGGTTGGCATTGAAGCAGAAGCAGGCGGTTCTGCATTTTCTAAAGTGATGGTTGAAATGCAATTGGCTGTAGAAAATGGAGCCAATGCATTTGCAGGGTTAGAGAGTTTAAGCCAACAAACTGGTGTATCTATGGAACAGGTTTCTAGCGCTGTTAGAAATGGCGGTAAAGAGTTAAAAAACACTGCTGGTGCAATGGGGTTAACTAGCAAAGAATTAAAAACAATGCATAAAGAAGCCACCGATGCATCAGGAAAATTAAATGATTTTGCAGAAGTAGCTGGAATGTCTGCAGAACAATTTTCTAAAGCTTTCAAAGAGGATGCTTCAGGTGCTATTATCAAATTTATTGAAGGGCTAGGAAAAACGAAGGAACACGGACAATCTGCAATTGCTGTTTTAGATGATATGGGGATTACCGAAGTTCGTCTTCGTGACAGTTTGCTACGTGCAGCTGGTGCCAGTGATGTATTTAAAAGTGCTGTAGATCGTGGAACTAAAGCATGGGGAGAAAACACCGCTTTAACAGAGGAAGCTAACAAGCGATATGAAACTACTGAATCTCAATTAAAGATGCTTAAAAATGAAGCAGTTGACGTAGGTATCACGATTGGTGGTCCTTTAGTAAAAGCATTGAGAGATGCGCTTCAAGCAACTAAACCAATGATTAAAATGGTTACGAACTTGGCGGAATCTTTCTCAAATGCTGATCCTAAAACACAGCAAACAATTGTTAAAATGATTGCATTAACTGCTGCAATGGGGCCTGCTATTAAGTTAACAGGTACTTTAACGAAGGGTGTAGGATTTTTAGGCAAGGGCTTTGTTGAGACAATGGCCGCTATGTCTAAAAAAAGAGCGATTGAAGATGTTACAAAAGCTTTTGCAGAGGGTAGTTCTGTTTCTGTTGGATTCGGAAAAGGCATTGCTTCTTCTGGTTCGGCGTTAGGTGGATTAACAGCTAAAATTGGAGGAACCACAACACAAATTGGTTCATTGACTAAAGGGTTTAGTTTATTGAATCCTTGGGTGTTGGGTGCAACTGCAGCGATTGGGGCAGGTGTAGCAGTGTGGAAACTCTGGGGAGAAGAAGCCTGGAATAGTTCCCAACGTGTTAAGCAATGGGGAACTGATGTCGGACGAGAAGTTGCCAAAACTTTAGACGGGGTGCAAGACAAAACCAAAGCCGCAAATGGTCAGTTTGGCTTATTAAAAGATGGATTTAATCAATCAGATGCTTCTAAAATGGCAGAAAATTTTGAAGCAGCGGGTCAGTCTCTTGAAAAGTCTTTAAATAAAAAAGTAGATGGATTGAATCAATTATTAAAGCAGTTACCAGGAACCGCTACAGACTCAATGAAAGAAATCATTGAGAATGAGAAAAAACTAAATCAGTCTGCTGTGGAAGAAATCCAATCGAATAATAAGCAAATTCAAGAGATTAGACAAAGGGCTGCAAACGAAAATCGTCAATTGAGTGTTTCTGAAGCTCAAATGATTAGTGATTTATCAAAGAATACTGCGGAAGCTTATGTTAATACTCTGGATGTTTCGGCGGAACAAAAAAGAACTATTTTGAAATCAATGACTGGTGATGTAGCGAATGCTACGAAAGAAGAAGCAGAAATATGGTTAAAATCATTAGGAGAGCAAAGGAATGCATCACAGACTCATGCCGCTAAAATGAAAGAAGAGCAAAAAAAATGGTTGAAAGATTGGGGATATAACCTTGATGGTGAATTTGCTCAGAAGTATCTTGAAGAATGGGATAAAATAAACGAAACTACGACTGAAGGTTTTGATAACCAAATGGCCGCCATTGTTGAGAAATTCCCTGAACTAAAAGATAAAATTCATTTGGCTTCTGGACAAGTAATAAAAGAGAGCGGAAATGCTTCACAATACCTTATTGAAGATAACGAGAAATTATTGGAGAATGTTACCAAAACAACAAATAAAGTTGCTGAAAATGCTAAGAAGAACGCTGAACAACTTAAATATGTTGGTAATGAAGCAAGTGAATATGGGAAAATGTGGAATAATCTTGTTCTTGATCCAAAAACAGGCGAAGTCAAAACCAATGCACAAGAAGCAGTTAACGAAGCTGCAAATTCTGAAAAAGGATGGAACCAACTCCTATATGCTTCCAAACATGCCGACCTAAAAAGTAATGCTAAATTAATGATTGCCGAAGCAGCAATTGCTAACGGAAAATGGGACAGCATGACGTTTAAGGAACAACAAGCGCTTTTAGATACAAATGCCAAGAAGACTGTAACTCAGGCATTACAAGCCAACGGAAAATGGGACAAACTTAATTTTGAAGAGAAGAAGGCCATTCTGTATTCTAATACCCCTGAAAAAATGGCTGAAAATATGCTTAATCTTGGACTTTGGGAAGATTACAAGTTACATGACAAAGAAATTAAAGCTGATAACAAAGAGTTTTTAGAAGTGCTTAGTGATTCGCAAGAAAAAATTGTCAATTGGTCTAATTTACCAGATGATGTTAAAAAATTTTATGCAGATAATCAAGATTTACTGACAAAAATTTATGGATCAGAACGAGCCTTTAATGCTTGGAAAAATTTACCAGATGAAAGCAAACTGCTTTTAGCAAATAACACGGATGTGCTACAAAAGATTCTTTCTTCAGAAACATATCTAACAAATTGGAATAACCTTCCAACAGACCAGAAAAAAATGCTTGCCAATAATGATGATTTACTAACAAAGGTAATGAAATCAGAAGAAAGTATGAATGCGTGGAAGTTATTACCTGATCCAGTAAAAAAAATGCTTGGTAATAATGAAGATTTAAAAGCAAAAATAGCTGATGGAACATTAAGCGTGCAAACTTATGACCAAATAAAGCCACAATTAAAAAAATTACTCGGAGATGCTTCCAATGTATCAAATCAATCACAGGTAGGTATTCAAAACTTAAATGCATTTAACGCAAACAATCCAGCACAGAAAATACTACGTGGAGATTCTTCAAATGCACAAGCTGCAGCTCGACAAGGTGGCAATGCATTGAACACCTACAATGCCAATAATCCAGGAACGAAAAACTTGCGAGGAAATGCAGGTGGAGTTGTCGGTGCGGCTTCAAGTGGTAATAGTAGCTTAAATATTTTCGCAGCAAACAATCCAGTAGAAAAACTATTAAGGGCTAATGATCAAGCGAGTGGACCAGCATCTCAAGCGAAAAATGCAGTAAGTGACTTTAATTCTGGCCCTTCGGTAATTACCAAAACTTTAAACGTAGTAGCTAATTTAGGCGCTGGCGTAGCAAAAATTTTAGGGCTCGAAACAGGAACCAATAATCATATTGGTGGTCCGGCAATCGTCAATGACCAAAAAGGACGTACTTATAAAGAGTTGGTAATTCCTAAAGGTGGCATGCCTTTCATCCCAGAAGGTAGAAATGTATTCTTGCCAGATTTACCAAAAGGATCAAAAGTAATCAGAGCTTCAGAAACAAAAAAATTAATTCCTCATTATGAAAACGGCGTGGGTGTTCCGAGAAACTCTTCAGTTGTTAAAAATCTAATTGCTGTTCAAGATTCACATGAATCGAATGATTTTAGCGAACTTGCTTCTCTTATGCGTGAAATGGTTTTTTACTTAAAAGACGGCAATATTAAAAATATGGAAGTGACACAATATATCACAGGTGCAGACACAAAAACACCGAGAGAAACGGCGATGGAAACAAAACGCCAATTGCGTGATTTAGCGAGGGGGTTTAAATAGTGAAACTAGAATTAGTTTATACGAACCAAAATGGGGAGCAACTCGTTTTTAATGAGGAAGCTCCTTATTTTTTGCAAAACGTCGAGGGATTAGAAGCACCAGAAAATGTTGTTTTAGCAGAAGAAGTGTTTGGAGAAGATGGCGCAAAAGTTGTCGGCATCCGCTTAAGCACTCGGAAACCGTTGTTAGAAGGCACTTTAATTGGAAAAACAGAAGAAGAAATTTATCAGCTGCGCCGAGATATGATTCAAAAAATCGATCTAAAACAAACAGGTAAGCTAACTCTTAAAGTCTATGACAAGGAGTATGAAACCGACGTATTACCAATCCAAGCGCCTAGTTTCAAATTATACGAGGATAATCCTTATAAGGTTGATGAATGGAACTTATTCTCTTTACAGTTTGAAGCATTCGATTCTTATTTCCGTGATGTATCGTTTTATAACTCACTGGTTCCTTTGGCAACATTGAAGCCAACGCTTATTTTTCCAATGGTTTTTGTTCAAGGCGAGAAGCATACGTTTGGTCGCTTTGAATCAGGGAATATTGAAAAGATTGTAAACAATGGAGATGTGCAGGTTGGAGCAGTTTTTCATATGAAATGTGTAACAACCGTGACTGATCCGCAGATTTACGATGTGACAAAACAAACCTTCTTTGGATTTAAAGGAACCTTTGAACCTGGAACAAGATTCGAACTTTCAACGGTACGTGGAAAGTTGTATGCGAAAAAAATTGTTAATGGTGTAGAAACTAATGCTGTTCCAGAACGTATGGAGGGTAGTAGTTTCTTTCGATTATCTAAAGGAGATAACTATTTACAACTAAAAGCGGCCAACAATTCTCAAAATGGAATTACATGTGAAATGCAATTTACACCATTGGTTAGCGGGGTGTAGCTATGGATTTTATGCCATTGCCTTTTGTAGAGGTGTTCCGAAGAAAATCTGGCTTTGATTATGAGTCAACGGCAGTTCTGGACATATGGAAATCAATGAGTGTCAAAGAAAATTTCAAGTCAGCCAATACTTTTGAAACGGTTGTTCTTTTAAAGTACATGCCAAAAGAATTAATGGACGAAGACACAGTGCTATTAATTAATAATTGCTTTTACTATATTGATTCTATTATCTGCGATGATTTGGGCAGTGGATTAATTACAATTTCTGGGAAGTCTCTTTTTGCAAAAGCTGGTAAGAGAATTGTTTATAGAATTTACAATCAAACAAAAAGACCAGAGCTGATTTGCTACGATCATTTACGGAACGAAGTGGTCTCTCCGTCAGATGCAAAAAGAAAAATAAGTTACTTATCTGTTGAACAACCGCCAGCAATTACTAATTCAAACATTAGTTATCAAAATAGTTATGGGAATGTTGAAGAAGAAATAGAGGGACTGTGTGAAAGTTACAATTTTGGTTTTGACGAAATTCCTATCTCGAATGGGCGTATTGGTTCAACATCAAACGGCCAAGTTGGAGCAAATATTCGTTTTAGAAAAAGTGAAGATGTTTCTAGTGTGGTTCAATTTAGTGCAGAGTTTGAAAATGTTACTAATGAATCATTAGAAAAGAACAACTATGATGAAGCGACTACAGCCCTTATTTATGGAGAAGGCGAAGGAAAAGCTCGTAAGCATACTCAAGTAAATAACAATTTGAGTGGCCTCGAACGAAAAGAAATATACGTCGATGCTCGTGACTTACAACAGACTGTTGATGATGTAAAAATGCCAGATGCACAATATATTGCCACATTGCAATCAAGAGGAAAAGAAAAATTAACTGAACAACCAAGAGTTTTGGCATTGAATGGGACTATCAATTTGAATGATAGTCTTTTTGTTTATGGTCGAGATTATAAATTGGGGGATCGTGTAAAACGTATTTCTTCTTTTGGCTATTCAGATACAGTGGTTCTAAATTCTGTAACTCAGACTTGGGATGAGAAAGGCTACCATATTGACGGCGAATTCGGTAATCAAAGTAAAACAATTATTGATGTAATCAAGAGAAAAGGAAAGTAGGTGGTTATTTTTGGCGGAATTAAGTTTATTTTATGATGCCGTTTTGCAAGATGATGGCACATACGATCGTGCTTATACATCGGCAGACTGGGCAAAATACTTTGAAAATATTTTTCGCAATGGCGTCATGATGTCAGTCGGTGAAGCATTAAGAGTGACTGCAGCTGATTCTGTTGGAATGAGAGTTGTTGTAAAAGCAGGTTCAGCAAGTTTAAAAGGTTATCAATATATTAATACGTCTGCTTTTGCAGTACCTATTGACGTTGCTTCTTCAACACAAGATCGAACAGATTCAATTGTTGTTCGTCATGATTTGAACGCTAGACAAGCTTATGTAGCAGTCAAAAAAGGCAATGTCTCTGTAGAGCGCTCAACAGAAGTTTATGAAATCCAACTAGCAACGGTCAAAGTACCAAGGAACAGTTCGGGGATTACTGCAGATTTAATCACAGATAAGAGACCAGATGCAAAAGTTTGTGGTTATTCAACACCTTTTGCCAATGTTTCTGTATCAGGATTAGAAGCACAATATGAAGCAATGCTAAAAAAAATTGTAGAAACCAACAAGACAAGTTATGAAAAAATCCTAAATGATTTTAAAAACTACGTTGCAAAAGCACAAACCGATATGGATTCTAATATTGAAGAAATTATCCGCACAGGCAATGGAAAAGTAAGTGCCTTTGATGTCTTAGTCCACGAATGGTTTGCAGCTTTAAAAAATGAATTAGATACAAATCAAGCATCAAATTTACAGAATCAAATCAATGAAATGAAGGCCACGGAAGACCTGCCAGCTATTGTCCATAATTTACGTAGTTATCCTAAAGTACAAGTTTTGTACTGGGAGTATGGCATTGGACTAGCAGGGCTAGCTAATGAGCCGACAGGTCTAGGCGGTAGCAATGTGAAAAAGATTCCTCACAGTGTAGAATATCTTGATTTATTCAGCTTTAAAGTTAAAGTACCAATGAACTTTAAATTGGTAAATCCAACAGTAACCAAAATAGATAATAGAACTATTCGTTTTATTGAAGCATACAAAGTTATAGAAATTAGGTATTAAGGAGGAAAAGAATGTATACATTTAAAAAAGGTGATGCAGACTATCAAGTCATGCTGAACGAAAACTTTAGTGAAATAACGGATGCTTTAGAAAATGGCGCACTGGTTTCTAAGAAAACCGTTATTAAGGCACAGGACTGGGATGAAATTTTAGACAAAGGAATTTACACCGTCTTCGGTGCTTCTGGCGCAAATAGACCTTATTCGGGTGCAGCTTATGGTGCTTTAGTTGTTTATGCTGATAATACATTTGTAAGTCAAACGTATATGTATAAAGGTGAAACATACACCCGTAGCAGACAAGGGAGCCCTGCCACGTGGACACCATGGAATAAATTAGCTAATGTAAGTCAGCTGAATAATGAAGTGCTGCTAAATAGACAGCCTATTAAATTTTCTGATGGCACAGTCACGTTGCTCGACAATGTAAGCAACTATGAGGCAGTAAAATTTATTTGTGAATATCAAGGTAATCGAACAGATGCTACCATCCTGAATAATAAATCTGGCGAAATAGATATTAGAAGTTCTGCAATTAACATTTACGATGATCCTACAAGCAATGGTTGGGATATGGGAGAGATGCTAATTCATGTTTCTAATAATAAAATTAATTTCACGTATGCAAAAACTATTTCTAAAAGTGGAACTATTGAAACAAAAACAGATAATCTTAGAGTAATTCATGTTATTGGAGTTAAGAAAGCTCCTCAACTACCTGGAAATTAAGGGAGCTTAATATGGAAAAATATTTTAACCACCTGTCAATTGTAGCCAGTATTGTAGGTGGTATTTGCGTTAGCTTTCTTGGGGGAATGGATCAATTGCTAGATGTTTTGTTATTTTTGATGATTGTTGATTTTGTAACAGGTTGGCTTAAAGCAATCGCTACTAAATCACTATCAAGCAAAATAGGTATGTTGGGAATCGCCAAAAAAGTAATGATTTTATTTGTAGTGGCAGTTTCTGTGAAAGTTGAAAGTATTGTAGGGAATAATATTCCTATTAGAGAAATGGTGATTATTTTTTATATCGCAAATGAAGGCATTTCATTTTGCGAGAATGTATTGGAGTTCATTCCTTTGCCAGAAAAGTTAAAGGATTATTTTATTCAATTACGAAATAAAGACAAAAATTGAAGCGACTTGTGTCGTTTCTTTTTTTGTTTAAAAAATAGGAAAGAGGTTTTTAAATGAAAAAAACTGTTAAATTATTAGTTGCTGTAGGAATGGGATTAGGATTTATGTTGCCAAACGGTGTAAATGCATACCAAGTGGAACAAGATCCGATTGATTTTGGTGGTTATTTTCCAGGCTATGCGACCAATGAATTAATTGTCTTGCATGAATCAGGAAATGGGAACAACGTTGGTCCAAATAGTTTAGACAATGAAGCGGCATATATGAAACGCAACTGGACGAGTGCTTATGTGTCTTATTTTGTCGGTTCTGGTGGTCGAGTGAAGCAGTTAGCGCCATCTGGTCAAATTCAGTGGGGTGCAGGAGCAACAGCGAATGCAAAAGCATATGCACAGATTGAATTAGCTCGAACGAATAATAAAGAAACGTTCAAGAAAGACTATGCTGCCTATGTCAATTTGATTCGTGATTTAGCAACGCAAATCGGTGCAACATTTGACTTGGATGATGGAACAGGTTACGGAATTGTGACCCATGATTGGGTTACAAAAAATTGGTGGGGGGATCATACAGATCCTTATGGTTATTTAGCGCAGTGGGGCATCAATAAGGCGCAACTAGCACAAGACTTGCAGACAGGATTGCCAGAAGATGGTTCAGAAACAATTGTTAACCCAGGTAAACCAAATGCACCAAAGTATAAGGTGGGTCAACACGTTCGCTTCACAACAATCTACAAAAATCCAGATGCACCAATCAACGAGCATCTCAATGCTAACACTCTTTGGACCCAAGTTGGCACGATTACTCAAAAATTAGATGGTCGTAAAAACTTGTATCGTATCGAAAACAGCGGCAAACTTTTAGGTTATGCAAACGATGGCGATATTGCGGAATTGTGGGAAAATAGCAAGCCGACACCTGCAAAAACATTTACCATTGGTGTAAATGAAGGTATCGTTCTTCGCAACGGTGCGCCAAGCTTGTTAGCGCCTGTATACGGAGTATGGCCGAAAGGTTCTACTTTTAAGTATGATTCAGTTCGTGTAGCAGATGGCTATGTTTTCTTAGGTGGCTCTGATGTAAACGGAACACGCATTTATATTCCAGTTGGCCCAAATGATGGAAATCCATCGAATACCTGGGGAACTGGATACTAAGAATAACTTTCTTTGAGCCGTCTTACCCAAGGCGGTTCTTTTTCTAAAAAGCACTTGTAATAAAATATTCGATTTGGTTTAATTATAGTATATAAGTTTACTGTTAAAGGAGAAATAAGTGTGGATTGGAATGAATGCCCTTGTAAGATAGATACTTTAGAAAATGTTGATTGTATTTTTTCAATTGATGAAAATGGAAACTCTACTTTAAAAAATGCTCATTTGTTCAATGAAAATAATAAGTTATTTACTATAACAGGAGTATATATAGAAACTGAATATCATAATTTAATAAGAGATCAATTAATGGAAATTAAAAATAAATATTGGGAAGATGGGCTATTTCAAGGCAAAAGAGTAGTTTTTCATTCAAAAGAAATACGCAAGAAACAAGGTCCATTTAATCCTAAGTTAATTAATTATATTGATTTTAAAAATAAACTTAATGATTTTCTTTCAGGTTTACCAGTAAAAATGTATTCAGCCACTATTGATAAATTTGAGCATAATAATAGATATATAAATCCTTATCCTGTGTATGAATTAGGAGTAGAATTTATTATAGAACGGTTTTGTTTTGATCTTAGAAGAAAAAACAAACAAGGAGTTGTTTTATTGGAATCTAGAGGTTTCAAAGAAGACTGCCTAGTTTTAAGTAAATTAAAAAATTTATTGGAATCAGGTAATGATTATAATAGTGAGGACAATTTCTCTTGTATCTCTGGAGTTTATTTTAATCCAAAAAGAACGTCTGATGGGAGACAATCGTATTGGCCTCTTGAAATATCTGATATTCTTTCATATAGGATACATAGATTCATAAGAACAGGAATTGAAGATGAAGATTTTGTATGTATTAAGGACAAGATATTTGGATATCCAGATTTTGAAGGAAAAGGATTAAAAATATTTCCATATAAGGAATTACGGAGTGAAAAAAATGAATGAGTTAGACAGTCAAAAAAAGAAACAAGCATTAGATAATTGGGGGGTATCAAAAGAGATCCTTGCAAGAGATTGGTTAGAAATGGAGACAGTTAAAAGAAACCGTCTATTTAGACAAGGTGAAATTGTTATGTGTGAACTTGGCGAAAATATTGGATATGAAATTTGTAAGAGAAGGCCCGTATTAATTATTTCAGACGATAGATACAGCAAATGTGGGCATGTTGTAGTAATTCCTCTTACTAAAAATACTAGACCATTATACACCCATTATATATTAAAAAAAGAAAAATATGATTTTTTAACTTGGGATTCTTGTGTTAAAACAGAGCAAATTCGAAGTGTTGCTAGTATAAGACTAGAGAATATAATTGGCAAAATTGATTCTATTGATATGAAAGGCATAAAGAATAGACTAAAATCATTAATTAATATATAATATAGATAGAAGTCAATATTGACATATAAAATATAAATTGATAAAATCTAACTATGTTGTCCATCAAGTCATGGACTTTTGACACTTAAGAGTGGTCTGGGGATATCCCAAACGGATAATTAAGTGGTTTTATTGCCCCTCCTGTCAGGGGCCTTTTTTATTTCTAGGATTTTTTACTTTAGCCGAATGAGCTAACGTCCATAGATGTGAGTTCTATATGGTCCATACAGAAAGCCTACTTCTCGTTTGAGAGGTAGGCTTATTTTTTAATACATGTTTATTTAGGTTCACGAACGTGATGTAATATTAATAGTTTCCTTAAGATAATTTTATTTTTTTTGAAATATTTCTCTTGAAAAGCAGAACGGATGTTCGTATAATGTTTTCGATAGGAGAGTGTGGAGAAATGGCGAGACGAACTAAAAAAGAGTTTAAACCTTACAACGATTATGTTGACAGGCCATTCGAATTAAAGTGGCCAACGGCATTTCCACTGGGGGAGCTAACAGAAGCAATAAAGAGTACTGATGATTATCACGCTCGAAATATTGAGAGACTACCACAGCAATCCCAAAACCAAATAGAATATTTTTTAGATCGCTCAATTAAACAAAATAAGGTACTAGAAATTCAGCTGAACTCATTAGATGAATATGATCGCGTAAAACCTCATGTGTTCGGAGTTTTTCGTGGAATGGCTGAGTTTGATGTTGTTCTAATTGGTGAACAAGAAATCGATTTTTATGATATAAGACATATTCAGATTCATAATTTCACGAAATGGAGTAAAGAACATATACCTGCAGAAAATCCATTCGAGGAAGAACCAGAACACTGCGAAACAATAGATGAATTTGTTGACGAATATTTCGATGATGAATGGATAGAATAATTAAAAATGTAAAAGCTCTACTTCTCAATCATGGAAAGTAGAGCTTTTTTGTATGTAAAATATGCGAATAGTATTTGATGAAATAAAAATAGACTTTAAAATGATCAGAATGCAAAACCAGTGCAAAATATTTTGCATTTCTCTTCTTTTTTATCCTTTTCTTATAGAAATTAAAAGAGCTAAAACCTTTATTTTATAAGGTTTTAGCTCTTTTTTGTTTTTCTCTACTTTTCTAAAAATGGAGACGGCGGGAGTCGAACCCGCGTCCAAACATATTGCCACTTAAATCTCTACGTTCATAGACACTCATTTAAAGGTTCGCTTTACAGCGTGCCGAGTGACAGGCATTCTGTATTGCTAGTCTGGTAAGCTCCTCTAAATTTTACAGACGGAAAAATTTAGCGTATCCCACTTCGATTAGGACCCTGACCCGAGCACATGGGCGATGCCGGGAGGATCTTCGCTAGCTGGTTTTTAGGCAGCTAAAGCGAAAGAATTGTTTTCGTTTTTAGCAGTTATATTTAACTGTAACGTTTTAACGTAGCCGTAACCTACGAAACGCAATTCAAGCTCAACTATGCCTGTCGAATCCGTAACGCCCCCGAAATAACATAAGTATCCCTTGATACTTATCAAAGTATAGCATAAATTCCTTGTTTTTTCAAAGAGTAGGATAACACTCTGTTAGATATTCATAAAAAGAGGAAGGATGGACCGTAACTCAGTTCATCCTTCCTCTTTTTATGAAAGTGTGTGGGTATGTTTTGTAATCCATTGTTGCAAACGGATATTCAACCAAAAACCATAAATTCCTAAAGTAATTATAGTTAATAAAAGCCATTTAATCCAATGACCGAATAATTGCATAGCTGTACCGTCAAAATAAAGGCGTTTACCATCAATAACGGTATGCTTGATTTTCCAGTTGTACATCATACAAATTCCCCAAGGTGCGCAAATGCCTAATGTAAAGACAGTAATCAAGGTTGCTAAAATTGAAGTCCCGATATACGTGGCTAAACCACCGTCAAAATATGAATTTTTCATTCTTTTCCTCCTTATCTCATAAACTTTATTATAACAAGAATAAATGGCCTGGGAAACAAAATGAGGATGAAATAAGTATTTTTATTCATTATTGATGTGAAATATGTTATTTATGCAACTCAAACTTGGCAGCATTAGATATTTTGTAACAAATGTTATCTAATGTAACTACCATAATAAAACGTTTTCCTTAGGAAGTGAATTAGAAATTTAAAAAAAAGGCTACTTAAATGAGCATTAATATTGTACGAGACATATCTTTTTGCTATTGTCAACTTCTGAAAAAGACCACTAAGTGGAAAAAATAAGAGAAAAGAAAGGTGAATAATTTTTTATGACAAAAAGTGTAAAATTTTTAGTGTTACTGTTGGTAATGATTCTACCAATTGCGGGGGCGTTATTGATTGGTCCAATTTCGTTTGGCGCCGAATTGAGCAAAAGT